CTTCTACTACGCACAACGCGCGCCGGAATACCTGTTGTTTCTACTAAATACTGCACCAGCTTATCATCATCTAGATAATCCATTACTGGCGCTACTTGCTGCATCTGCAACAAGACTTCAAAACCACGCAACATTGACTGTAGATCTGTCATTTTCTGCGCTTTCGCTAATGGCGATACATATTCAATATCTATATCCTGACCTTGAAGCTGCTCCGGCGCGGCTGGGAGGAGACCGTTACGGAGCAGCAATGCAAAGGATCTGGAGATTAACGGCTGGAGCAATTCGGCTTGTAGCCTACCCAAAACAGGCCCAAGCAACCGCATTTTCTCTTCGTTTCTTTGCAAGACTTCGGTAGCAGTCATAGACGGTCCACTAGCCATTAGCAGCTGATCTACAAAGAAAGCTTGTCTAATAGCGTTACGTCTTTGCTCTTCCATATTTAAACCTAGAGGGTTGTTTGCTCCTATCTGCAACGGCTCTAGTCTATCTCTTGTACCTGTACGGTAAAAGTTTAAAGCCCCCGGTGTTGTCCTGACAGGCAACATAAACCCATCATCAGGAACCATTAGCGGAGGGTCGATCTGTTTTTGTGCAGCCCTGATTGTTGTTTCTGCCATTTTGTTTAGCATTTTAGTATCTGGCAGCGCGTTCATTGCTGGGCTACGTCCGTAAGTACTAACACTATCTTTAACAAAACGCGGAACCATAAACGGAAATTCGTCAAAACCGCTTTCAGATAGTAGCTGTCGTGTATTAGCTGTATAGTAAATAGACGCTACAGGCTTGCTTTTCTTTGCTCTACCTTTGCCATCTTTGCGTGGGTGTACCACATGAATAATAGGATGTTCTTTAAATGGCTCACTATCTAAACTTTTTTTGATTTCTTGCGGTAAGTTTTCTTCGCCAAACTGCATAGCAATGCTACGCGCTGTTAGTTTAAACTTACGATACACCGTATCTACGCGACCTTCTGCATCTTCACTAATGCAAATTTCTGCAATATGCCGGGAAGAAAAACGTAAACCTTCCGGCGCACTTTCGACATAGAAAGCAGCTGTACCAAATACAACTAAATCATAATAAAGTTCATGTATCTCTTGTTGGAAGTTAGACCGATGAAACGCTTGATACATTTGATCTATACAAACTTCTAACCATTCGTTAGCTGCATCATCCTGTTGTAGTTCCGGGTTACGATAGCGCATAGAAAACCAAGGTGTGCTTGGAGAAGTAAGCATACCGTGTAAACTACTTGATAATAATTCTACAGCATGGATTGCAGTACCATCAAATAACAACTCTGTACGCTTATCGCCTTGCTGTCGTTTCTTAGTAATGTCTGCTTTTCGCGGCAACATAAAATCTGCTAGCTGTTGCCAATGACTTTCCCAATTAGATCTTTGCGTTTGCAACGTCTTTAAGCGCCTATCAAGCTGCGCTATCATAGGTAAAACTTCAGCCATTAGTACATTCCCCCATACCCGGACATTAATGTTTTACGCTTTTTACTTTTAGCGCCGCCTTGTGTACGACCAGCCATACGCTGATTTAAACGCTCAATAGGGTCAACTGTAGCGTTTTTCATTCTTTTTGCTGGTTGTGCAGATCGTTTGCCCATAGCGCCAGCTATATTTTTTGGTCGTTTACCCATCATGATATTAGTCCAGCGCCAGCTAATCCGGGTGTAGGCCTAAGAAGTGTATTAACACCAGTAGTTGCATTACTTAATAACCCTTGTGGCGTTGTAAGTATTGTAGCTTGCCGACCTCTTTCATAAAAATCTATAGCACTATCTTCGCCAACACCTGTACTTACTTCCCTTGCAGCCTCTGCTACTTGTGTTCCTGTAGAAGCTACACCAGCGCTTGATACGTTGCTATAATCTGTTGTGTCTACAGAGGTATCGGCTGTTGTTATTAAATCTTCTTGCAGCGTTACTATTTCATTAATAGTGGTATCTGGGCCACCTGTTTCGTTTTCTATGTTTATCTCTGTTTCGTCTGTTTCAATAGTCTCAACAGAAGTTGCCGGACCACCGGGTACTATAGCTTGCGCTTGAGGTCGCGGAGCCATTAAAGCAGCGCCCACTACCGCACCAGTAGCCGTTGCTATTGCCGTACCAGTTGTACCTAAAGCTAACGCACTAGCTACGCCGTAACCCACTGCGCCGCCACCTACGCCACCTAATATTACAGGAACTGCTGCCGCCATTTAATATCTCCTATGCTGCGAATGGATCATAGTCCATTACCGCTTGTCTTTGCGGCGCTGTAACACCGCGTCCTTCTTCTCTAAGACCCACCGCCAGATACCTAAAAGCATCTGCCGCGTGGCTAGAGTAATCATGTACAGGCGTAGCCCTAAAACTCCTAGTGCGCTCGTTATACGCCCGGTGATATTGCCTAAGACATTCCAAGCCATACTTACACTTCTCTCTATCAAAATATAAACGCGGTATCAGCATCTGCGCCGCGTGAATACCATCCTCTATTGGTAACTTAGGAACCACCCGGAAATTCAATCCTAGATCCCAAGCTATTTCTCGCCTACTCTTACCAGTACCTAACTCTCTAACTTCTATATCATGTGGTGCATTATGCTCACCATATAGATAATTCTTAGAAGAAAGTACCTTACAATAATGCGGTAACCCTTCCCCACGCGCTTCATAATAATCAATAACGTGAACAGCGCGCCCTATATTCTGCGTAAACCATATACTTGTACTATCGCCTACACCTAAATCCCAAAACGTATTAACCTTGCTAGCCGGGTTGTAGGGTACATTCGTAATCCTACCATCAGCTTGCGCCTCTTCTAACTCTTTTCCATATACCGCACCCGGTACATTTGCGTTCCAGCTACACTCAAACTCCTGTGCATACTGATCGCTCGACATCATAACCTTTGCCGCGTCAAGCTCTTCTTGGTCCAATATGCCAGTTTCGCTAGCACGATACACCGCAGCTAACCAATCATCATTCGCTACAGCTTCTTCATACTTTTCATAAAAAGCATTATGCCCCTTCGGTGTGCCTAGAAAAATACAAAACCCTTTGCGATCAGATAACGCCGGACGTAACACCTCTGGAAATACATTCTCTGGCATATCCGCGACCTCATCCATCACGCAGCCATCTAAATATATTCCACGTAAACTATCCGGGTTTTCCGCACCCAGCAAAGAAATCCTAGCACCAGTAGGTAAATCACACCGCAGTTCCGTTTCATGGAAACGTACACCCGGTATCTTACCAGCATACTCCTTTATATAATCCCACGCTACATTCTTAGCTTGCCTATACGTAGGAGCCATATACGCTAGCCTAGGGTTGTTCTTCTCACACATTAACGCAGCACGTAGTATATGATTAATCGCCCAGACAGTTTTACCAAACCTACGATGGCAAACAACAACACCCCAGCGCTTAACCGACATCTCATTGTGCAACTTACGCTGCAACTCCCTAGGCTCGTAAGGTATCTCAATGTGCATCAGTGCTTAGTCTCGTCCTTGCCAAAATCCATAATACCCATATTCTGTAACATTCGCTCGTATATGTCCAACAATAATACAGCGCTTTCGTACTGTACCGCCGCTGTAGAAGCCTCTACAGTTAGCCTACGCAATTCGTTAATGTGACCTAGCAGTACAACGTTTTCCTCTTTCATGGGCTTTCTCAGGCTGTGTGAGGGGCAGACACTATTGTTTAGGTATATTATGTAGTAAGCAGACGCGCGGCAAATTTTGGAGGGTCGGGTCGGCCGGATTGCCAAAAATGCCCACCTTATTCGCATAATCTATATTATGTTAACACTTTGTAACGTTTTGTTCTACACACGTACAGCTTTGTTCTTGTTTTGCGATGTCGAGCCAAGATGTTCCGCTTGTGTTCTGCAATCTGGCTGGTTCGCGCGCGTAGCTCGGTCACACAGGATGTAATGTCATACGTGTCTCAGTGCCTAACAACAACCTCCTCTTCCTCTTCAGTCGCGCTAACAGCAACGTCACCGCCAGCCCAGCTGATCGTAATCGCTGAACTACTTGGTTGATCTTCCTTCTTGTCTCTGATGCCAAATGGCTGGTTACGCGCAGCTGTCCATTTCAGCGTATCAATCTCTAACCTACGCCGTTGCACCTCTGCGTTAATCATACGTGGATCTGCTACTTCTGGCAGTTCTTCCATCGCTAATCTATTGATATGGTCCGAGTACCATTCGCTTTGCAAAATTCTTGCCTTACGGTACATTTCCCATATCTCTTCGTCTGCCTGTACAGCGCGTGTAACGCTACGATAGTTAGGCATAGCTTTGTCTTTGGTAATATCTACCAGCGTCTCACCTTCGGCTAACCTATCGCATATCTTCTGCATTACTTTTATCGTAACAGTTCTACTTGGCATTACAGCTTCCTAAAAAAATGCCCGGCATAACCGGGCTAGTTAACAACAGCAAGGAACAGGCATTGTTGTGGCTTGAGGCAAAACACAACATCTTGCGATTGTAGCATACATATAGACTATTTCAGTACATTCGGCAATAAATATATTTTTTTTCTACATACCCCTTGACAGTATCTGTCACATACATTATATGTAGGTTGTGGTTTGAGCTTGCTCCCACAGTTTTCCAATCAACAACGGAGGTAATAACAGTATGGAATTTGCGCTTCCCAAAGATGCTTTTAGAGGCGGTCACTGCGGCGTTCAAGCAGTGGCTGTTGTTGCTGGCATCAGCTTAAACGATGCGTTTGTTCAGTTCAAAAAGCATTGCAAGTTTATTGCTAAGAGAAAGCGATGGTCTGGTGGTACTCACTACGAGGACCGATTAGTTGTTTTAGACAAGCTTAACGTCAAGTACGACAAGTTGTTGCAAAAAGTAGGCAACAGACCAAAATGGCATAACAGCTGTAAAATAGGTTACGGCATGACTTTGCAGCGATTTATCAAAGACGTTGCAAACCCTAACC